AAGTATTACAGGCTCACTAGAAAGTGGGCTTGTAAGACTTACGGGTTAACAGATGCCGATCTTGAACTTCTAATATTTTTAGATTGTCAAAAACGGTTTACAAGACAAGAATTTATTAATGGTACTTACACCATGAGCTGGGATAAAACTCGGTGGGATAAACTAAGAAAACTAGGCTGGATAGAGGTCTGGCGTCATCGAAATCGAACAACGATTAAATACAGCGTCTTCAAAACCTCTTTTAAATGCAGCCAACTTATAAGTAGAATATACCGCGTATTGCTCGGTGAAGAAGATCTACCGGTATCAGATCGCAGTGTATTCTATAATAACAAATCATATACAGATAAAGTGTTTAATAAAGCTATAGACGATATGATTAAAGACTCTGATAGATAATATGGGATTTAAGATGAAAGGTATGTCTTTTGGTAACGAAGACAAAAAAGAAGTACGTAGAGAAAACAAGCAAGTAAGAAGGCTTAAGCGTCTTAGAAAGCTTGAGAGTAAAGGTAAGACTGACTCTAAACGATACAGTAAGTTAAAAGATAAAGTATATAATCCTTTCCCTAGTAAATAGATACATTATGGCGTTTAAAATGAAAAACAAAGATCTAGGAAGATCAACTAAAATAGCTGGAGAGTCTGATTCTAGAATGAAGCAGTCTCCTATGAAGTTTGACTATAGTGGATTTTTAGATAAAGCTGGTACTGCTTTAAGCGCAGCAGGCATGATACCTGTTGTAGGTAATGTTGCTGACGCTGCAAATACTGCTTTATCTGCTGGTAGAGCTGGGTACGCTAAATATAAAGGAGACGATGCAGGTGCTGCAAGACACGCTAAAGAAGCAGCTATAAACGCTGCGGCTATGATACCAGGTGCTGGATTAGCAGTTGGCGCTGGTAAACTAGCTGTCAAAGGAGCTAAAGCAGTCAAAGGTGCTAGTGCTGTTGCTGACGCAACTAAGGTGGCTAAAGTAGCTGATAAAGGCTCTGATGCAGCTAAAGCAGCTGACAAGTCTATTGACCTAAGCAAGACAGAAAAAGCTGTTGGCAAGACGGCTAAGCAAACAGTAAAGAAGGCTGCTAAAGATACAGTTAAGCAAGCTCCAAAAAGCTTAGCAAAAGAAGGTGCTAGCAATGAAGCTAAGAAAGTAGTTAACAAAGAAGAAAAGCCTAGCAAGCCTAAAAAAATAGCAACTAAAAAAGTTAAAAAGCCAAACATTAAGAAACTAGCATAATGGGGTTTAAACTAGGTAAAGAAAGTAGGCAAATAAGAACATCTAAAAGTACACCTATATTTAGGAAGAAACTAGATAAAGGTATTGTAGCGGAAGCCAACTTAGACGGATCTATATTTATAAACAAAAATGTTAAGCCTGGTAGCGCTCTTGAAAAAAGAGCTGTGCGCCACGAGCAAAAACATCTTGATGACATGAAAGATCCTAAGATAAAATTATCTTACGGAGATGACTATGTTAGATTTAAGGGTAAGACATATCCAAGAAAAGACGGTAAAATAAAGTATAACGGCAAATGGTCCGAAGAAGGAAGCATGGACTTTCCTTGGGAACAAAGAGCAAAAAAAGCAGAATAGATATGGCATTTAAAATGAAAAACGGTTCAATGGCTAAGATGGCTAAGGAAGCTGGAAACAATAGGGTTTCACCTATGAAAGATAAACTACCAACCCCTGAAGAAGACAAAGCGTTGTTGGCTAAACTTCGAAAAGAAAGAAATCTGAGTACTGAAACAGAAGGAGTGTTTGCTGAAGAAAACAAGGAGCAACTAAAAAAAGTTAAAAAAGCTTATAATAGAGAAGTTAATAGAGACGTCCGAGCTATGTCTAGAAAAGAGGCTAGGCAAGAAGTTAGAGCAGATAGAAAAGAAGGTAGAGCTGAAAGAAAAGCTTACAAGAAAAACGTTAAAAGAAATAAAGGTGGAGCTTTTGCTGGTGGAGTAGAAAGTAAATCTGCTGGAAAAAATGTACCTGGAGCGTTTTCTTCTAAGAAGAAAAAGAAATCATATTTAAAAGCTAAAAAATATAAAGAGTTTGACAACTTCGTTGCTGACGTTAGCAGCGCTAGAAAAAGAGAATCTGGAAGCAACAATAAATAAAAAAACGATATGGCATTTAAAATGAAGAATGAAGGAATTAAAAAAATTGTTGGCGAACTTAGAAAAGCTAGCAAAACGCACGCTGGTCAAGCAGACAGGCTAGAGAGCATGTCAGCTATGAAGATGAAAAAAGAAGACAAGCAAGTGCCGTTATCAGCTTATGAAAAAAAGAAAGGTACAGAGATCACAGGAGGAAACAAGGCTGAAAGAATAAACGATCTTGAAGATAGAATTGAATTTTTGCAGTCAGACTTAAAAGAAGGCAAAGGTGATATCGCTCAATTAAAAATATTAAAAGCTAAATTAGCTCAATTAAAAAAATCATGATAAACAACTTAATAGGAGGTTTATTCGGCAAAGTCTTAGATAACGCAGAAGGTATACTTGACAAAGTAATCACAACTGATAAAGAGAGAGACGAAGCTAAACTAGCATTAAAATCAATAATGCTTGAAGCAGAACGTGAAGCTTTTGCAAAAGAAGTTGAAGATCGCAAGTCTGCACGTGATATGTATAAAGACGATGCTATTATTCAAAAGGTATTAGCAACATTATTTACAGTAGCATATTTTGGTATTACATTTGTAATGTTTAATTACTTTGTTACTAAAAGCTTAGAACTAGGTGAATTTGAAATTAGCTTTATATCAACAATATTTGGCGCTATGAGTGCTAAGGTAAATACAATAATAGACTTCTTCTTCGGTGGAAGTTCAAAGAAAAACGAACAAACAAACAAATAAAATTATGGGAATGAATTCAACAGCTACAGCTTATAACTTTGGACAATTTGGTTCTACGTTTCTAAGCGGTGATGGAGCTATATTAGATCTATCTCAGACTGACGCTAAATACTACGTTTGCGCTATAACTATGGTGAGTGCAACAAAATTTGGTGGTAGTGGACTAGGTATTTTAGATGCTGGTAAAGGTCTTGGTTTAGGTAACACGCATTTTGCGTCTAACGAAGATACTCAAACATTAGATACTGATTGGGGTGCTGATACAAATGCAGGTGATAACGATAGTGATCTTATAGTGCTAGACGGTAGTGGAACAGAGTTTCCTGCTGGTATGACTCTATACGGTATGTACGACTATGTAGAGTTACACGCTGGAGACGTTATATGCTACGTAGCGCCAAGACCAGACTACAGAACTAGAGCGGCTGCTATATAATGGCATTAGGTAACGCAAATACATCAGCGCAGTCTAGAGGTAAGAACAAGCCTATACTAGTAAGAAGAAGAAAAGAGGTAGTTTTAGCTAAAACGTATGGTTCTATTTCTGGAACAACGGTTCAAGCTAGGGCCGCTTGCGACACTAGAGACTCTCTTAGCGAAACGTATTACCATAATGGTAGTGGTTCAACTCCTAGAGTTAACGATAGAGTTTACGTGTCAAGAAGAGCTGACGACAGAAGAGGCGCGTTGCAAGACGGTTTTTACAAAGTTACTGCTGATAGTAGAACCTTCGTAAGTATACAAATAACAAGCGGGGTAGTTGCAGCCGTAGAAAACTGTAGATAATAAACAATTAACTTAAATTAAATTAAATCATGGCAAAAAGAAAAACACCCAAGGTCAAAGACCTTAGGCCAGAAGCAATTAGCAAAGATCAACTAGCTAAAATGCAAAACGTAGTAAAAGCAATAAACCAAGGGCAAAGCAAAATTGGTATGCTTGAATCGCAAAAACACGAACTACTACACGAAGTCATACAACTTCAAGGTATGATTGGCCAAATACAAAAAGAAATAAAAGAAGAGTACGGCGACGTTGATATAAACATTAGCGACGGATCAATTAAATATAATAAAAATGAGCAAGTTAATTCGTAAAATTACAATAGGTAAAGATTATAAAATAGATGCTATGCATTATTCTGTAGGCCAAGAGGTTTATGGAGGACATACTATCTGTGACATAGTTGAAGAGAAAGACAAGTACAGTATATACATAAAGAAAAACAAAGACGTTATGCCTTGGAAAGACTTTAATAAGAACATGGCTGTTTCTGTTGAGTACAACCTAGAGTATTAATGAAATCACCATACAACTACATAATAAAGCCTAATGGCAACAGATACAACAACTCTGTAGAAGTTGGTGATAAGAGTCTAATTACTAACACAGACATATTTGATCATAAGCATGTGAATAGAGAGGCTACAGTTTTAGCCACACCTAAAGCTACTGATACTAATATAAAAGAAGGTAACACTATTATCGTTCATCACAATGTGTTTAGAAGATGGAACGATGTTAGCGGTAAAGAGCGTAACAGTAAAAGCTTTTACAAGGAAGACATGTACTTCGTAAGTGAAGATCAAATATTTGCTTATAAGCAAGAAGACAAATGGAGGCCAATGAAAGGGTTTTGTTTTGTTAAACCTATTAAATCAAAAGATAATTTTACTCAAGATGTAGAAAGGCCTTTAGTAGGAATAGTTAAATACTCTGACGGATCTCAAGACGTTGGTGATCTAGTAGGATTTACTCCTAACTCAGAGTATGAGTTTGTTATCGACGGAGAAAGACTATATAGAGTATACTCTAAATTTATTACAATTAAATATGAATATCAAGGAAACGAAGAAGAATATAATCCAAGCTGGACATAAAGCAGTTGAAGAACTTATCAAAGTTGCTAAAGAAGCTATTATTGATAGTGATGATGACATTACTGCCGATAGACTTAAGAACGCTGCTGCTACAAAGAAGCTCGCTATCTTCGATGCCTTTGAGATACTTAATCGTATACAAGAAGAACAGGCTTTGCTTGAAGGCAAGGTTGTTGAAGAGAAGAAAGAGAAAGTTTTTAAGGGCTTTGCCGAAGGTAGATCTAAATAATGTACGAACAAAGTTTATACGAAATAATAGAACCAGTTAAGAGAACTACTATAAGTAGACTTAATAAAGGTAAGAAGTGGAAGCGTGGCTACAACAAAGAGCATGACGTTGTAGTTCTTAGTAGCACTGGCCAAATAGGTGAGATATACAATATACAAGGGTTACATATAGCTTTACCTAAGGTGCCAAAAAACGTGCATTCAAACAAAGATAAAAAGTGGAGGCAACTAGAAAAGCCTAGTGTGCTTAAAAAAATAAAAACTATATTTGATTGGAAAGCATATCCAGAAGAACAAAAAGAACAGTGGCACGAATATATAGATGAAGAGTTTAATAGACGCGAAGAAGGATTTTGGTTTAACAACAATGGCAAGCCAACTTATATAACAGGAACGCACTACATGTACTTACAGTGGAGTAAAATAGACGTTGGCGCTCCAGACTTCCGTGAGGCAAATAGATTATTCTTTATATTCTGGGAAGCTTGCAAAGTAGATTCGAGATGCTACGGTATGTGTTACTTGAAAAACAGACGTAGTGGTTTTTCTTTTATGAGCTCTGCTGAAACAGTTAACTTAGCCACTATTTCAAGTGACTCTAGATATGGTATACTATCTAAAAGTGGTGCTGATGCTAAGAAGATGTTTACAGACAAGGTTGTACCTATATCTATAAACTATCCTTTTTTCTTTAAGCCAATACAAGATGGTATGGATAGACCTAAGTCTGAGCTAGCATACCGTGTCCCTGCGAGTAAATTTACCCGTAAAAAAATAGACACTAACGAAAAGCTAGAAGAGATAAAAGGTTTAGATACTACAATTGACTGGAAGAACACAGGGGACAACAGTTATGATGGTGAAAAGCTTTCACTACTAGTACACGATGAGAGTGGTAAATGGGAACGACCAGATAACATACTTAACAACTGGCGAGTTACAAAAACTTGTCTTAGACTAGGTAGTAGAATTATTGGGAAATGCATGATGGGATCAACATCAAATGCTTTAGATAAAGGTGGTGATAACTTCAAGAAGTTATATAATGACAGTGATGTCACTAAAAGAAACAAAAATGGTCAAACAAAGTCTGGTTTATACTCTCTGTTTATTCCAATGGAATGGAACTTTGAAGGCTTTATTGATGAGTTTGGACAGCCAGTGTTTAGAACTCCAGATGAAAGATGTTATGGACCAGACGGTGAACTAATAGATATAGGTGTTGTTGACCACTGGCAAAACGAAGTTGATGGATTAAAAGACGATCAAGATGGTTTAAATGAATTTTATCGTCAGTTTCCTAGAACAACAGAGCATGCGTTTAGAGATGAAACAAAAAACAGTATATTTAACTTAGTTAAGATATACGAGCAAATAGATTATAACGAAGGTATTGGAAGTTCAGCTGTTGTTAATACAGGTAATTTTCAATGGGTTAACGGTGTTAAAGATTCAAAAGTAATATTTTATCCAGATCCAAAAGGTAGATTTAAAATAAGTTGGGTACCACCTGCGCACCTTCAAAATAGAGTAATAGTAAAGAACGGAATAAAATATCCAGGAAATGAGCACATGGGCGCTTTTGGTTGCGATAGTTACGATATATCTGGTACTGTCGATGGTAGAGGATCCAACGGATCTCTTCATGGACTAACCAAGTTTAGCATGGAAGATGCTCCAGCAAACGCTTTCTTTTTAGAATACGTTGCTAGACCTCAGACCGCTGAGATGTTTTTTGAAGACGTGCTAATGGCGTGTGTATTTTACGGTATGCCTATACTAGCAGAGAATAACAAACCAAGACTTCTTTATTATATAAGAAGAAGAGGTTACAGAGGTTTTAGCATGAACAGACCTGATAAGGTTTGGAATAAGCTTTCTGTTGCAGAAAAAGAGATTGGTGGTATACCAAACTCTAGTGAAGATATAAAACAAGCTCACGCCGCTGCTATAGAAATGTACATACAAAGCCATGTTGGTCATTTAGGTGACGGTAGATATGGTAGCTTGTATTTTAATGAAACTTTAAACGATTGGGCAAAGTTTGATATAAATAAAAGAACTAAGTTTGATGCTGCAATAAGTTCTGGTCTAGCTATAATGGCTTGTAACAGACATTTGTATGCGCCTAACGCTAAGGTAGAAAAACCAAAGATAAACTTAAGTATTGCTAAGTATGATAACAAAGGCGGTGCTTCACGAATAATAGAAAATTAAATATGGCTGAATCAATATATAAGAATTATTTCCCTAGTCAAGCTGTTAGTGATTTAGAAAAAATTACTACTGAGTATGGGCTAAAAATAGCTAAGGCCATAGAGAAGGAGTGGTTTGAGTCTAACACGATGGGCAACAATTATTCTAGCAGTAGATATTACAATAATAAAAATACTTTTCACAAACTAAGGCTTTATGCTAGAGGAGAACAAGGTATACAAAAATATAAAGATGAGCTTTCTATAAATGGTGACTTAAGCTACTTAAACTTAGACTGGAAGCCTGTACCTATAATACCTAAGTTTGTTGATATTGTAGTTAACGGTATGAGTGAAAGAGCTTATGACGTTAAAGCGTTTTCACAAGATCCTTACGGAGTAGAAAAAAGAACAGACTACATGCAGCGTATGCTAGATGAAATGCGTACAAAAGATTTTACTAAGTTTTACAAAGAAACTTTTAACGTAGACTTGTCTACGGTTCCAGAAGATAAATTACCAGAAACAGAAGAAGAGTTAGAGCTACACATGCAGTTAACTTACAAGCAAGCTGTTGAGTTGGCAGAAGAACAAGCTATAAATGTTTTACTCCAAGGAAACAACTACGACTTGATTAGAAAAAGAGTTAACTATGACTTAACTGTTTTAGGTATTGGTGCTGTAAAAACAGGTTTTAACAAGTCGGAAGGAGCTACAGTAGAGTATGTTGACCCTGCTGATTTAGTTTATTCATACACTGACTCACCTTACTTTGACGATATATACTACGTTGGTGAAGTAAAAGATGTGCCAATTAACGAGTTAGTAAAGCAGTTTCCTAATTTAAGTGAAAGCGAAATAAAAGATATATTAAATTCTAACAACCAAACTTCTGGTAGATACTCTAGGAAGTATAGTTACGGAAGAGAAACTGACAACAACAAAGTTCAAGTCTTATACTTTAATTATAAGACATATATGAACGATGTGTACAAAGTAAAAGAAACAGCGACTGGTGCTCAGAAGGCAATAGAAAAAGATGACACGTTTAATCCACCAGAAGAAGCACAAGTAAACTTCATGAAACTGCAAAGATCAGTTGAGTGTTTGTTTGAAGGAGTATTTATAGTTGGTACAGATAAAATAATATCCTGGAAGAAAGTAGACAATATGATGAGGTCTAAAAGTGACTTCAATAAAGTTAAGATGAATTATTCTATTACTGCTCCAAGGATGTACAATGGTAGAATAGAAAGTTTAGTTGGTCGTATAACAGGTTTTGCTGATATGATACAGCTTACACATTTAAAGCTACAACAAGTTATGTCAAGGCTTATACCAGACGGTATATACTTAGATGCAGATGGTTTAGCTGAAATAGATTTAGGTAACGGAACAAACTACAACGCTCAAGAAGCTTTAAACATGTTCTTCCAAACAGGTTCTGTTATTGGTAGATCAATGAACGAGCTTGGCGAAGGAAATCCTGGTAGAGTTCCAATACAAGAAATATCAAGTGGTAGCGGTGGTGCTAAAATGCAAAGTTTAATTGGTACGTATAACTATTACCTACAAATGATACGTGATACAACCGGTCTTAATGAAGCTCGTGATGGTAGTACTCCAGCAAAAGATGCTTTAGTTGGTGTACAAAAACTAGCGGCAGCTAATTCTAACACGGCGACTAGGCACATATTACAGTCTGGTTTATTCTTAACTAAATCTGTAGCTGAAAGTTTATCGCTTAGAATATCTGATATAATAGAGTTTTCTCCTACTAAAGAAGCTTTCATACAAGCTATTGGTGCTCATAACGTAGGTACTCTGGAAGAAATGTCTAACTTGCACTTGTATGACTTTGGTATATTTATAGAGCTAGCTCCAGATGATGAGGAAAAGCAATTGCTAGAAAATAACATACAACAAGCTTTAGCACAAAACAGCATAGACTTATCTGACGCTATAGATCTTAGAGATATAAAAAATGTTAGACTAGCTAATCAACTATTAAAAATCAGGCGCAAGAAGAAAATGGATGATGACCAGAAACGTCAGCAAGAAAATATAAAAGCACAGTCTGACGCTAACGTTCAAGCACAGCAAGCTGCAGCTCAAGCAGAAATACAAAAGCAACAAGCTATAATGCAGATGAACGCGCAAATGGAACAGATAAAAACTGATTCAAAAACAAAGATTATAACTCACGAGGCTAACGTTAAAAAGCAGTTGATGGATCATGAGTTTCAGATAAACATGCAGCTAAAGCAAGTAGATCTTGAGACTGTTAGCAAAAAAGAAAAAGAGAAGGAAGATCGTAAAGACGATAGAACTAGAATACAGGCTTCACAACAAAGTGAACTTATAGAGCAAAGAAAAGCAGGTACTCCACCTAAAAACTTTGAGTCATCAGGTAATGATATACTTGGTGGTGGTATGGGCTTAGGTGACTTTGGGCCTAGATAATTATTAACTTATATTTTATATTATGAATGAAAATGAAAACATTGAGGAGACTCAAGACATTGAATCTACTGAGCAAGTAGAACAACCACAAGAAGAAGTAGTAGAACAAGAATCTCCAGTATCTTATAAAGATGATGGAACAATTGTTCTTAATATGGACAAGCTTAACGAGCTAGAAACTGCCAACGAACAAGCTCAAGAGTCAGTGGAAGCAACGCAAGAAACTGCAGCTCAAGTTGAAGTCCCTGAAGAAAGCGTAGAGCAAGAGGTAAGTGATACGGTTGAAGAAGCTAATCAAGCTATTGAAGTAGCAGAACAAACTGGACAAGCATTACCAGAAAATATACAGAAGCTAGTTGACTTTGTTAACGACACTGGTGGAAGCGTAGAAGATTACGTTAAGTTAAATAGAGATTATAATGAAATGGATAATCAAACGGCGCTTAACGAATATTATAGAATAACTAAACCTCACCTAGATGATGAGGAAAGAAGCTTCTTAATGGAAGACAACTTTTCATTTGATGAAGAGATTGACGAAGAAAGAGAAGTAAGAAAAAAGAAAATAGCCTTAAAAGAGCAGGTTGCAGAGGCTAAAGCCTATTTAGACGGGCAAAAGTCTAAGTATTATGATGAGATTAAAGCTGGATCAAACCTTACTGCAGAGCAGCAAGAAGCGATACAGTTCTTTAATCAGTACAACGAGGATACGGTAGAAAGCGAAAGATTAGCTAGAGAGAGATCAGAGCAGTTTACAACGAAGACTAATAAAGTTTTCAACAACGAGTTCAAAGGTTTTGAATACAACGTTGATGGTAAGAAGCTTAATCTTAAAGTACCTAATGCAAATGAAGTAGCGAGAAATCAAAGCGACATTAATAATTTTATTGGAAAGTTTTTAAACGATGACAATAGTATTAATGATGTTGAAGGTTATCACAAAGCTTTATATGCCGCTATGAATCCGGATGTTATTGCGAAGCATTTTTACGAACAAGGTAAAGCTGATGCTATACAAGATACTGTCGCTAAAGCAAAAAATATAAATATGGATGCTAGACAGTCTTTTGGTAATGAAAGCACTAGTGGATTTAAAGTAAAAGCGCTAGACACAGACAATGGTCCTACGTTTAGAATTAAAAAACGAAATTAATTAACAATTTAAAAACTATTTATTATGGCAATTACTGCAGGAAGTAGTTTGAATAGCGTGCCAGCTGCAAAGCCGCAAACGTTAGAATCAAACTACATAGACTTCAACCAAGACATGGGTTGGGCTCAACAATATTTACCAGATCTTATGGAAAAAGAAGCTGAAGTTTTCGGACCGAGAACTATTTCAGGATTTCTTTCAAAAGTAGGAGCTGAAGAAGCGATGACTTCTGATCAAGTTATTTGGTCTGAACAAGGTCGTTTACATTTATCTTATAAAGGACACATTCAAGGCGCAACAGGTGGTACTGCTTCTGGTGGTCAAATCGAAATTGAAGTTGATATTGACGGAAACGATATAGGCGCAAATCACGGTATTAGAGTTAACGATACTATTATTGTAGCAAACTCTGAGGGTGTTGTTAAGTGTTTAGTAGAGGCTGTTGATACAGGTTCTATGATTGACGTTTTACCTTACGACTTTGCATCTTTGAACACTGCTGGTTTAACAACTACTGGTGGAACACAAGATACAACTATATTAGTTTATGGTTCTGAGTTTGGTAAAGGTGTAAGTTATAACAACTCTGCAAACAGTGCTGCTACTGACCAGAGAGGTGCTAACGAGCCTTCGTTCAAAACTTTCTCTAACAAGCCAATTATCATGAAAGACTACTACGAAGTATCAGGATCTGATGCATCTCGTATTGGTTGGGTTGAGATTACTGGTGAAGAAGGACAATCAGGTTACTTATGGTACCTAAAAGCTGAAGCTGACACAAGAGCTCGTTTCACTGACTACTTAGAAATGTCTATGCTTGAAAGTGAATTGAATCTTGCTGATTCTCAAATTGACGGTAACGCTCTTGTTGCTGGATCTACAGCTGGTGCTGGAAACGTTGGTACTGAAGGTTTATTCTCTGCTATTGAAAAGAGAGGTAACGTAACTTCTGGTGTTACTGGTGTTAACGCTGCTACTGACTTAGCTGAATTTGATGCTATCTTAGCTGAATTTGACAAGCAAGGAGCTATTGAAGAAAACATGTTATTCGTTAATCGTGCTACATCTTTAGCATTTGACGATATGTTAGCTTCTATGAACTCTTACGGTGCTGGTGGTACTTCTTACGGAGTATTTGAAAACGATGAAGATATGGCGTTAAATTTAGGTTTCTCTGGATTCAGAAGAGGTTCTTATGACTTCTACAAGTCTGACTTCAGATACTTGAATGACTTAGCTACTCGTGGTGGTATTAATGCTGCTGCTGGTTCTAACGCTATCCGTGGGGTTATTATTCCTGCAGGTACTTCAACTGTATACGATCAGCAATTAGGAAAGAATCTTAAGCGTCCTTTCTTACACGTTAGATACAGAGCTTCTCAAACAGATGATCGTAGAATGAAAACTTGGACTACTGGTTCAGTTGGAGCTGCTACATCTGCTTTAGATGCAATGCAAATTCACATGTTATCAGAAAGATGTTTAGTTACTCAAGGTGCTAACAACTTTATGTTAATGAAGTAGAAATACTTTTTTTGAACTACCCTGCCTTCGGGTGGGGTAGTTTTTTATTAATTTTTTATTATATTATATTATGGCAAAGAAACAAGCCGCGGCAAAAGCTGCACCAAAGGTTGAAGTAGCACAACCAGAAATTAAAGCTACAAATGAAATGGTTGAAGTAGTTATTGAAAAACCTCAACCTAAAAAAAATGAGTGGGAAATAAAAGATAGAGTATATTATCTTAAAGGTAGAAAAAAACCTTTGTCTAGAGCTATTAGATCTGCAAATGTCTATTGGTTTGACAAAGAAAAAGGCTACGAAAGAGAGATTAAGTACTGCGAGAATCAAACAACACCTTTCGTTGACGAAATGAAAGGCGATCAAAGGCTTTCGCATATTATATTTAGAAGCGGATCTTTATTTGTTCCTAAAGAAAAAACTATTTTACAGAAATTTTTGTCTATGTATCATCCAGATGTAAACAAACTATTTCACGAGCATAGACCTGTTAAAGTTGCGGAAAATCAATTAGACTGGTTAGAGTTTGAAGTTCAAGCAATGGTTATAGCTAAAGACATGGATATTGATATGGCTGAAGCTGTCATGAGAGTAGAGAAAGGATCTGAGGTTACTAAGCTAAGTTCTAAAGAGCTTAGAAGAGATCTACTGCTATTTGCTAAGAAGAATCCTAAACTGTTCTTAGAACTCACTACAGACGATAACGTAATGCTTAGAAACTTTGGTATTAAAGCTGTAGAAGCTAACATAATAAAACTATCAGGTGATCAACGTCATTTTACGTGGGTATCTAACGATAGAAAAATTATGACCGTACCATTTGATGAGCACCCATATTCTGCTTTAGCCGCTTGGTTTAAAACAGATGAAGGCATGGAGATTTACTCCAATATTGAAAAACGATTAAACTAATTAATCACCATAGTAGAGCAGCCACTCTTCGGGGTGGTTGCTAAACTATAAAAAATACAACAATGGCAGTAAGCATAGATACAGTATATCAAAAAGTATTAGCGCTAGCTAATAAAGAACAAAGAGGTTATGTTACGCCTATAGAATTTAACTTGTTTGCAGAGCAAGCACAGTTAGATATATTTGAAAACTACTTTAGAGATTTAGATCAAGCTCAAATGATTCACGGTGCTTCCACAGAGTATGGTGATCTTGTAGATACTCTAGCTTCTAAAATAGCTCCATTTCAACAGTTCAACGTAGCTATGTCTGCTATAGCAAATACAAATGAATTAACACTTCCAACATCTACAGCTGTACATAGATTAGGTACAGTTTTCTACGAAACAAGTTCTGATAATTTTAAAGAAATAGAAAGAGTAGAAATAAACGATTTACGTATGATGCAGCAAACTGGTTTATTTAAGCCTAGCGCTTCTAGACCAGTGTACGTTTACAAGACTAATAGCGTATTAAAAATATTTCCATCATCTAACACTCCTAGCTACGCTACTTCTAATATATCGTGTAATTATATAGCTAAACCTACTACACCGTATTGGAATTATGTCGTAGTTCCAAACTCTGCTGGAGGTAATGAATATCCATTACATGACTCTACTAATACAGTAGACTTTGAGTTACATCCATCTGAAGAAGACACTTTGATATTTAAGATACTAGAATTGTCTGGTATATTATTAAATAAGCCAGGTTTAGTAGGTATAGCAGCGGGTAAAGATAAAGATAATAGAAATCAACAAGTAGCATAATATGGGATTATTTGAAGGAACAACAGGAAATTACTATCAAGGTACAGACAATACCCAAAACACGGCTGATGATACTCAATACGGGAATTATCAGTTTACTTCGTTAGAGCATATTATAAATCAATTTATTCTAGCTTATGTTGGTGAAGATAAAATAATATCTAAAATAAGAAGAGCTGACGTTGCTTATCATGCGCAGCGTGCTTTACAAGAGATGAGTTTCGATGTTTTTAAATCTACTAAAGCTCAAGAAATAGAAGTACCTGCAACATTGCAAATGGTGCTACCTCACGACTACGTTAACTACGTTAAGCTTTCGTTCTCTGACGGCGCTGGTATTAAAAGAGTGATATATCCAACGAGGCTTACTAGCAATCCAGACGCTATAACTCAAGGGGCTGACGGTAGCTACACCTTAGATGGTGACGAAATACAAACATCAGACTCTGATACTTGGACAGCTTATAAAGGACAAGTACCTACTGAAAACGGAACAGCTAACTACGATTACGACGACGACATATACAATGATATTGTAGGTCAAAGATATGGTATAGAGCCAAGTGAAGCTCAGACAAACGGATCGTTTTACATTGACGATAAAAAAGGTAAAATACACTTTAGCTCTAACTTGTCTGGAGCAACAGTTATACTCGACTACATTAGCGATAGCTTGGGCACAGACGCTGAAATGCAAGTACACAAGTTTGCTGAAGAAGCAATGTACAAATATATAGCTTACGCTATACTTTCAACTAGAGCTAACGTTCAAGAGTTTATAATACAAAGATTTAGACGTGAAGCTTTTGCTTCAAAAAGAACTGCTAAGCTTAGATTATCAAATATTAAGTTACAAGAAATAGTACAGCAATTAAGAGGTAAAGCTAAACATATAAAACACTAATACATGCCTGAATTAAATAGAAGCTTTATTAAAGGTAAAATGAATAAAGACCTTGACGAAAGGTTGTTACCGTCTAGTGAGTATAGAGATGCTATGAACGTTAGTGTTTCAACTTCAGAAAACTCTGACGTTGGAGCAATTGAAAATTTACTAAGTACTAAATTTATAGATAATGTTAAGTTTGTAAGATCTCTTAATCATAGGCCTATTACAAATCCTGGCAGTACTAGTCAAGTTGTTGGTAGACATGAGTTTTCGCATAATAATCTTCTAAACAAAGGTATAATAGATCCAGCTGGAGACAGATACATATATCCACCAGCTCAAGTTGTAGGAGCTAAAGCAGACACTGAAACAGACAGAATATACTATTTTGTAAAAGACGCGGCTAGCTTTACTCAAGGAACAGTAACAACAAGTAGTGTTACTTACACTTTTTACACCGGAGAAAGATCAGACTGTATATTTGAAGCTACGCCTAATCCAATCAACCATAGACTTACTAATCAGTCTGTGCTACCTGTGCTAACGGACGTATACGAAGTTAGAAGAAGATTTGCTGCGTATAGCTCTTCTTCAACTATCAATGGTGCTTCAGGAAGTGGAGTTGACTACAACGGTATTGAAATAGGAATGAAAGTAGACGCTATCGATTCAGACGGAGCTAGTGTTTGGGCTGGCACGTATGATAACGTTGAAGTAACAGGTATAATTGTTGATCATTTTCAAGATACGCTTGGGGGTGTTGATGCTTCTAGCACTAACCACGTTCAAATAACCACTAACAAAGCTACTGTTTTAACTAGCACCCAAGTTGGTGAAGGCGTTGTTTTGGTATTTACAAAGCCTAGAATATTGAAATTTGAGTCAGGTAATGATCTTCCTAAATTTGGTGAGCTTGGACATTCATACATCGATGCTAACGGCGACTCTATTTTGTCACCAACTCCTACTAAAATTATAACTGCTATAGATATTTTTGATGGCATGTTGTTTTTTACAGACGGTGAAAATGAACCTAAAAAAATAAATATTCTAAACTGTTTAAAAGGTACTATAAGCGGAGACAATCCAGGTGGTATATTCAATACAACTCACTTAAAAATACCGACTTCAGCTAGCTCCACGTTAGATAACAATAGTTGGAATGTAGATTATCTTGTTAATAATAGCAGTAACAGCAACACACCTATAGTCGAAGAGCATATAACGGTAATGAGACCAGCTCCTACGATGGCGCCTAAAATATTTATGTCAAATAATCCTAAGGCAACGTTAATGCCTGGTGCTATACTTGATACTACAGATATAAATACTGGTAACATAAACTTACATGCTAATGGTCTTAACCCAGTAGTTGGGCAAAACGTCACTATACCTACCACCGCTGTAAACGGCTTTAGCGTTGGAGACGACGTTAGTGTATTGTTAACTTCAGACGAAACAAAAGGTATAAAAGGTACTATAGTTTCTTTAACTGGTAATGCTGCAACTGATTCAATAACGGTCTCTGTAACTAGTATCGTAGGAACAAACGCTAACTCTGCGGCGGCTCATAACACTACCTTATTAGCGGACGAAAGCCAAAAACTTTTTAAAGATCAATTTGCAAGATTTGCGTATAGATATAGATACTCAGATGGTGAGGTTTCTACTTTATCTCCTTTTTCAAATCCAGCGTTCCTACCTAAAGCTTACTCTTATGATTCTAAAGAAGCGTTTAATAAAGGTATGGAAAACGATTTGTCTCTTTTAAAAATTCAAAACTTTGTTCCAGCAAACATACCTAAAGATGTTGTTGGTGTAGATATTTTATATAAAGAAGACATATCTCAAAACATTTATTTTGTTAGAACTATAAAAGGAAACATAATGCTAACAGACGTGGATTCTGAGTTTGCTGCAGACGGTCATATAAATGAAACTTTAGCAACTTCTTCTAACTATTTAGACGGATCTGAGTGGGTTACAACGGTTAACAAAGGTAGTATAACTATGACCGCAGAGCAATTTGGATCTACAATTCCAGCTAATCAGCTACTAAGGACTTGGGATGCTGTTCCTAGAAAAGCTAAAGCACAAGCTGTAAGTGCAAATAGAGTTATATATGCAAATTATGTTCAAAACTATAACTTGCTTACAGGTGAAACAAATTCTACTGGAGGCCTTTTAGAGCTGCGACCTGATTTAGATTTAGCTATTAGAAATGTAGGCGCGGCTGTGCCTGGCACGCCTAATGAATCTATAAAAAGCCAACGAACATACCAAGTAGGCGTAGTATACAAAGGAAAACTTGGTAGAGAGAGTTCTGTTTTAATAGATAAAAATTCTTCAATAACAACTTCTGTTGACTTAAGTGATCAACACCTAAAACTACAAGCTTCAGTTAATTCTCTAGCTCCTACTTGGGCTACACACTACAAGTTTTTTGTAAAAGAAACTTCAAATGAATACTACAACATAGCTTTACACAGGTCTTATTTAATTCAAGAAGGCGAAGCTAACAATGACTTTTTGTTTTTATCATTTCAATCGCTAGACAGAAACAAAGTGCAAGAAGGAGACTTTATGTCTATTAAGAAAAAGCAAGGAACTACCAGCGCTGTAACTTACACTTCTGATGAAAATAAAATAAAAGTTTTAAAAATTACAAACGAAGCTCCATCAGAGCTTGCTATATCTGGTCAAGAACTTGAAGGAAAGTTTTTTGTTAAAGTAAAAAATATAAGTGGGCTATTTGATACAGACGGTACTGGTGGTTTGTCTGCCAGTGGTGAAGTTTCTACTACGGCTACAACTAATGGACCAGCTGTGTTTGAAGTTCTACCTTCTCCAGATAGAGACGTAAACTTGTACTACGAAGCAAGTGGAGCATATCCTATCGAGCTTACCGAAGAGACTATATGCGAGTGGGTTAATCCTGGTGATGAAGTTTTTGGTTTTGATTATGTTACTGGTGCTGCTGGTAGCGTTAAGCTAGACAGCGAGCTCACTGGAGGATCTACTGATGCAACAGCATTTGTTGACACTATAGTATACGATCACGCTAAGCAAGCTTGGGGCTTAACGTTTAAGAGTGAAGCTGGAACAGCTGTTGAGTTTAACTTTCAAGACAACTCTTCTCTTGGTACACTTCACTTTAAGCAAAAAGATGGGTCTATAAATATATCTGAAATACATTTTGAGCAAGGATCTGGATCTTACGATAACGGAGGTACAGGTGAAAACAACGCTACTGTATTTATAAAAAGATTTACACATGGTACTAATGTAGATGGCTCTGAGTCAAGCAATATTGATTGTAGCGTGGTTTTACCTTTTATGAACTGCTACTCTTTTGGAAACGGCGTTGAGTCTGACAGAATAAGAGATGACTTTAACGCTCCTAGACTAGCTAAAGGTGTTAAAGCTTCTACAACATTTGAAACATATAGTGAGGAAACTAGATCTTCTGGTTTAATATTTTCTGGAATATACAATTCTACAAGCGGAACTAATAGGCTTAATCAATTTATACAAGCAGAGCCAATAACTAAAGACTTAAATCCTATATATGGATCAATACAGAAGTTAGTGGCTAGAGACACTGACATAGTTAC